TGGGACGTCGCCGGGCGCGGATGGATGCGCCGCGTGGCGAAGAACCTGCGGCACGGCGCTGTGGATATCGTCTGATGCGCCGTTGTTCAATGGCGCCGATGGTTCTGGCGGTCGCACTCGTGACCGCGCTTCTCTTTTTCGCAGTGCATGCCGCGCTGGCGCCGTCCCAGGGAGCAGGGTCGTCGCGACAGGCGCCACCTGCCGGTGCGCCGGTGATTCTGCCCGGCCTGTTGATCCCGGTGGCCGGCGGCAGCATCGCGTGCCTGGGGCGGCTGCCGGATGACCTCACCTGTTATCGCATTGTCGAGCCGGCGTTCCGATGCGTGGCGAAACTGCCGCGCATCCATTGCAGCGAGGTGAAGGACCCGTCCGGGGATCCAACCGAGCAGGAGGGCACTGACCGGTGAGTTTCCTCAGCAATCTGATCGGAGGCGGCGCCAAGGGGATTATCGAGGGCGTTGCCGAGGCCGCGGACCGCTTCATCACCACCGGCGACGAAAAAAACAAGTTCGTCGTCGAGGTCGAGAAGCTGGTCACCGAGCGCATGGGAATGATGGAGCAAAGCGCCCGGGACACCGTCAAGGCGCGCATGGAAGTGATCGTGGCCGAGCTGCAGCACGGCGACGAGTACACCAAGCGCACGCGCCCCATGATTGCCCGTTGGGGGCTGTACACCATCATGTGGAATCACGCGGCGGTCCCGACGCTGGGCGGCCTGGTCAAGTTCGCGCTCGCCGCCGCCGGCTCGGACATTGCGGCCGCGGTCAACGTCGCTCCTATCGACCTGCCCACCGAGTTCTGGGTGGCGTGGGGCGGCATCGTCGGCACGTATGCCGTCGGCAGAAGTTTCGAGAAATTCGGCGTGCGCAACCCGCTCACAAGCGCCGCCACCGGTACCCCTTCACCGGAGGGCGTGGCCGACCGGGTCCTCCGAGGGCTGGGATAGCCGAGCGCCGGGACATTGGACGACGCCGACCGCGCCCAGGTGCTGGAGGAAATGGAGAGAGACGCGGCTTTAACGGCCGTTTTGGCGCGCCACAAATCAGGCCAGGCGAAGGCCGGCAACGGCGCGTGCGAGGACTGCGGCAGCCGGATCCCGGCAGCGCGCCGGCTGGCGGTGCCGTGGGCGACGCGCTGCGTCGAGTGCGCATCGATCGCCGAGCGTAACGGGGGACACACATGACACCGAGCATCGGACGAATCGTCATCTACAGGCAGCCCGACACGGAGCTGCCAATCAACGGGACGCGGGAGCACCCGGCGATCGTCACCCGCGCGTGGAGCGAGCGCTGCGTGAACCTGACGGTGTTTCTTGACGGATGCTCTCCGGTACCGGTGACCTCGGTCGAGCGCATCGACGACGGCACGCCCGATCAGCAGGCGGGCTGGCGCTGGCCGGAGAGGACGTGAACCCTGACGTGCTCAAGGGCGCGCTCGAGGCTGCGCAGCTCGCCATCACGCTGGCGGGCTGGCTCGTGGCCTGGTACGTGGCGCGCTCGCGCGCGACGCGGGCGAGTATCGCCGAGCTGGACAAGCGCCTGGACGATACGGCCGAGCGCATCGTGCGCGTGGAGAAGGACCTCGAGCACGCCCCGACCCGCGAGGACATCGCCGCGCTGTACGACACGATCAAGCCTATCGATCGCCAGCTCGCGGGCCTGGCTGCGAGCGTCGGCGCCATGCAGGGCACGTTGGAGTCGGTGGGCCGCGGCGTGCAGATGGTGCAGGACTACCTGCTCAACCGCTCCGGGTTCGATCTCAAGGGAGGCCGCTGATGGTGTTCAGCAAATATCTCACCGAGGGCCGCCGCCTGGTGATCCTGAGACTGCTGTCGCAGGCGCCGGAGTACGAGCTGAGCGACGCGATGATCCAGGAGCTACTCGATAGATTCGGCCACAACGTCTCGCGCGACCGCGTGCGCACCGACCTCGCCTGGCTCGCCGAGCAGGGCCTGGTGACCACAATCGACGTCGCCGAGCACGTCGTCACCGCCACCGTCACCAGGCTCGGCTTCGACTGTGCCGCGGGACGCCACGTCGTGCCGGGAGTCAAGCGCCCGGGGCCGCTGGGCTGACACGTGCCGCGTAAGTCCTCCATCCTGAAGCTCGATCCGGAGCTACGCGATGCGCTAGACCGGCTGCTGCGCGAGGGCCGGCTCAGCCAGCGCGAGATAGCGGAGCGCGTCAACGCGATGGCCGGGGAGCAGGTGATCAGCAAGAGCGCGGTCAATCGCTACTCGATGCGCATGGAGGAGGTGGGCGCGAAGCTCAGGCAGATGCGCGAGGTCTCCCAGCAGTGGATCGGCGAGCTCGGCACCATCCCCGAAGGCGAGGTCGGCCGGCTGCTGATCGAGGTGGTGCGCGGCCTCGCCTGGGACACCGCCACCCGGCTTTCCGAGGGCGAGGAGCCGCCGCCGCCGAAGCTCATTCGCGAGCTTTCCGTCGCCGTCGAGCGCCTGCAGCGATCGGCCAGGAGCTCGCTCGACTACGAGCGCGAGATCCGCCGCCAGGTGGCCGAGCAGGCGAGCGAGGCCGTCGAGCGCGAGGGACGACGCCAGGGCGCGAGCACTGCCACCATCGACGCGCTGCGCGCGGCCATCGGTCAGGAGCTCTCGGCGTGAGCGCGTCGATCCTGCTGCCGTACCAGGCGCGCTGGACCGCGGATCGCTCGCCGGTGAAGATCGGCGAGAAGAGCCGGCGTATCGGGTGGAGCTATTGCGAGGCGTCGGACAGCGTTCTCCATGCCGCCGACGGCGAGCGCGGGGCGAACGTGTATTACATCTCCTACGACAAGGAGATGACCGCGGGCTTCATCCAGGACTGCGCGACCTGGGCGCGCGCGTTCCACGTCGCCGCCGGCGCGATCGGCGAGCAGGTGCTGACGCGCGACGACGGGCGCGACATCCACGTCTACGACATCGCGTTCGACTCCGGGCACCGGATCCAGACGTTCTCGTCCAATCCTCGCAACCTGCGCAGCAAGGGACGGCCGGGCGAGCGCCTGGTCATCGACGAGGCGGCGTTCGTCGACGATCTCGAGGAGCTGCTGAAAGCCGCGCTGGCGATGACCATGTGGGGCGGCAGCGTGCACATCTTCAGCACGCACAACGGCGACGACAACCCGTTCAACACACTCATCCAGGACGCGCGCGCCGGGCGCAACGATTATCCGGTACATCGCGTCACTCTGGACGACGCGATCAGTGACGGGCTGTTCCGCCGGATCTGCGAGGTCACCGGACGGGCGTGGTCGCCCGAGGCGGAACGCGAGTGGCGCGAGTCGCTGATCCGCCGCTACCGCCCGAACGAGGACGAGGAGCTGTTCTGCATCCCGGCGCTCGGCGGTGGCACCTACCTCCCGCGCGAGCTGGTCGAGGCGTGCATGGCCGATGCGCCGCTCGTCCGATTCGACGGCTCGCGCGCTTTCAATCTATTGCCCGAGCCCGCGCGCGCGGCCGAGATCGACGACTGGCTCGCCGAGGTGGTGCGCCCCGTGCTCGCAGGTCTCGACCGCGGCCGGCGCCACGTCTTCGGCATGGACTTCGCCCGCTCGGGCGATATGACCTGTATCGTGCCCCTCGAGCTGGGCGCCGATCTGCGCAAGCGCTGGCCGTTCGTGCTCGAGATGCACAACGTGCCGTACCGGCAGCAGTCGCAGGTCATGCGCGCCGTGGGCAACGCGCTGCCGCGGTTCTCGGGCTGCGCGATCGACGCCACCGGCAACGGCGGGTTCGTCGCCGAGGACGCGCGCGACGAGTGGGGCTCGCTGGTCGTCGACGAAGTGCACTTCACCGAGGAGTTCTACCGCACCGAGTTCCCGCGCTACAAGGCCAGTCTCGAGGATCGCATGACCATCATCGTGCGCCACGACGACGTGCTCGAGGACCACCGCGCGGTGAAGCTCATCCGCGGCGTGCCGCGGGTGCCGCCGGCGAAGACCGACAAGAAGGGCGAGCGCCACGGCGACAGTGCGATCGCGGGGCTTCTGGCCGACTACGCGGCGCGCCGCGACGCCGCCCCCATCGAATTCCAGTCGACCGGCGTGATGCGAGCCGGCGCGTTCGATGACGGCAATGCCGGGCGCGGCCATCAGGTAATTACCGATATCGGTTTCGGCGTCGTCACCGGCCGCAACGACTTCGGAGGCTTCGTGTAATGACGCGTTACACGCAGGTTGAGGGCGGTTTAATCGTGCCCGTGAGCTTCGCCGAAACGGCGCCCGCCGGAAAGCCCG